ACCATACCAAAGGGAAGCAACGCGGTTGTCAGCAGACCGTCCAAGCTCATGATTCGTGATATAAGTCACGGCATTAAGAGCCTGCCAGAAAGTCCCCGGCACATACTGCGAACCCGGCTGCGTATCAACAAGTTCAAGAGCGCGCTTGGCGTTCTTGGAAACTTCCTTGTTCTTGGCTTCACCAGCAACCGGGAAAATCTGATTAAAGTAATCAACAATGCTCTGCCCATTGTAACGCTTGCGACCAAGAAAAGCAGCGGTTTCCTTGTAGGCTTCGAGTTTCTTGTGGGAAACTCCAAGAACTTCCTTCACCTTGTCACCATCAAACTTGGCCCGATGAGTTACACGAACCTGTGAAGCCGACCTGCTGTTCAAAGCAAGGGTCAAAGTGTTGTTACACACCACACGAGTCGGCGTAAACCGGATATCGATTGACTGACCGAACTTATGGGGATTCGTGAAAAGCAAATAGGCTTCCACTTTATCTCCACCGAAAATGGTAAACTCTTCGTTCACCCTTGCCAGTGCCCACACAATTTTACCATTATGAAGCGAACCGGCAGTTTCCATATTCATATCGCCCGCAGAGATAAAGTCATTGAAAAACTCAAAGGCTTCAATGTTCTGCGTCGGATTCCAATCCTCGGACACAACGTCAAGGATGGAGCTATCACTCGACCTAACGAGTGCCGACTTACCTAATGAAACCTGCTTGCCTTCAATGGTAACAAATGCAGGAATCTTATGAACAGTCCAATCCAACTGTGCAGCTTCCAGCATCTGTTGGGGAGTCAAATCTCCGGGAACAGCCTTACCAAGACCATGCCAAGGGGTTTCAATCATATTGTAGGCCATCGTTTCAACTTCATGCATATAATCAACTCCTTAAATTTCACCGCGAGCGCGTTAGCTCATATTTTTATTATATAGGATTCTGTTAAAACGTCAACGATTATTTCATCGTTTGATAAAGAAAAGGCCGAATCTTTCCCAGATTCGGCCTTTTAGATGGCTTTCAACCAGATCGTTTTAATATCCTTTTACCTGACAACGATTCTGCGCACTCTCTTATCAGTTTTGCCTAGAGACTTTCTCGAAACGGATGGATTGATTATTTTCTTATCAAACCGTTTCGATGCAGACCAAAAGTCATCAGATGGTCTTACGATTTCGATACCCAATAGTTCCGAAATATTCCGCTGAACTTTAGACAAACGCACAGTAGGGTTGTTTTCGGTGTTCATAATGTTTAACTCCGCTCATGATAAGTCAGGATAGGATAATCCTTTCTTTATTTTTCATAATAAAGTTTCAATTCCATTTACAGGTATCTGTTACGTTTCTGCTCCTCGTTCCTCCCCTTTATATCTCTTTAGGAACATTGTTATAGTAACCCAGTCACCGTTATAAGTCAAACTCTTTTTAGATTTATTTTTTCCCTCCGAATCATTTCCATATACTTTTTGTACAGACCAACTTCCATACCCATAGCTTCAATTTCATGTGGTGTAAACCAATAATCCAGATCTGGATCTACCGCCTTACCAAACCACCAAATATTATCCCCATCTTCACTACCACAACTAAGCTCATTGATAGCAAGTTGTTTAATATGAACGCATTCATGCGCTATACTTTTCAGAGTCTTGATACGAGACATACAATTGTCGAGAACAAGGGTAAAATCCCGTGGTGACTCACAATGGTCAGTAGACCTTACCTGTGCTTCTGTACCATACGTTCTTTTCAGATACGGTCTAAAAACCACATCAACATGGACAAGTGTATTAAGATCCGGCAACAACAAACCTAGATACCAATCTAGGCATTTCTTCGTCTCAAGAATAGTAATACGATTCGGTTTTCCAGTGATACTCGACTCACACATATTAACCCCCAACGAATTAGATCAGTTCGCCAACTGAACCTTATTTAAGACTTATTCGGGTTATAGTCAACCATATAATGGGTAAATCTACTGTGTGGTTATATTTTTTTGGTAATCTATCATGATTCAATCATCCAATGCTAGTATCGGGAAATACGTATTCCGTCATCTGAAAATCACTATAGGTACATTCCCTTAAGTAGTCAAGCATATTATAAGAGGAAAATCTCAAAAACTTTTTCCATAAATTGGTCTTTATCTTTTACAAATACTTGTGGTGGATTGTTGTCAACAGCCATTAAAGTTACTATCTGTGGAACCTTGATACCATACAATTCTTCAACCATTAAAGCATATATTGTTTCCTGACAAAAATAGGATTCAATCCATTCTTCTTTCTTCACCTTTAAAGAAGTTTTAAAATCTACGATGGAAAGTTGTTCATTATATATTCCCAAGAGATCACATCTACCTGCTGTTTTGTAGAATTTGGAGTAGAGTGGCAACTCAATTCCGTAGATGTCTCCGACGTGTTCATCTAGATATGGTTGGATAGTCTTAAAAGTGCTTTCGTTAACAGGCATCTCGCCTCCAACGTAATCTTGTTCATTTCGGAGGTATCTTTCACAAATGTTATGTAGCGATGTTCCTCGTACACCTGCCTGATAGGTAATTCTTGCTGCATTTTCATATCCAACTTTTTGACGCCACTTATCCAATGATGCTTCTTTATTGAAGTACCGTCCTAATACAGTTGTTACAGACGGAAAAACACCAGAAGGTGTGGTGTAAAACCTACCTTTTGGTGTATCCTCACTTGTTATATTTCCTATTGGGAGAAAGGCATGATTGAAGAATTTAGTTCTATCTGCCTTTCTAAAAATTTTATCCCTTAGAGTTGACATATTGGTTTATCTTTACAGTTATCATTGTGCCATCTATTAAAAACATTTGAAGTTATTAATCTTTTTTGTGTACTATTTATTAAATACCAACCTTGATGAATATCACATAAATAGTTGGATTACTCCCTTATCCTCTAGATCACATTTTGCTATAATAAATTGTTTAACAAGATTACTACGAACAATATCCTGTACTTCAAATTCAATAAAATTAAAAAGACTCATTTGTTTTATAATCTTCATAAAACTTGGTAAACCAGTTTTTTCACGTGTATTCAATAAATCACTCTGTCGTAGATCACCACAAAAAATAACTTTACAATTTTCACCTATTCTTGTTATTAAAGTTCCTAATTCCTGTGCTGTCGCATTCTGCATTTCATCAAAAACAACAATTGCATTCCTTAAGGTAAGGCTTCTTAGGAATGATGTAGAGGTAAATTGGATAACACCTCTAGTTTTAAGTAAAGGATATGCGTCACTACGACCAAATAATTCATGACAAATTTCCACATAAGGGGTTTCATAATAGGATTCTTTTTCTTCTGCCTTACCCGGCATAAATCCTTGATCCCTTGAAGGGACAGTCGATCTAACGATAATCAATTTATCATAAACTGATCCACCTTCCAAAATTTCATCTAACGCCAAATAAATTGAAAGAAATGACTTACCTGTTCCCGGAAAACCATGTAGAAAAAGGTTCTTTCCATCATCATAATCATCAAAAACTTTTCTTTGATTATCAGTCAGTGGCTCTATTTCATGAATTTTGAGAACATTTTTAATTTTTTTCTCAGTTTCAAATACTTCTTCTATATTATTTTGGGATTGTCCTCTTGGTTTTCTTCCATGCTTGACGGTTTTGGCGTAGTGAGTTTTGGAAATGGACATATTGTTTTACATTCCTTATTGTTCTTGATTGAAAATGATCTAATGGATCATCAATTACATGACAAAATTTGAAATGATCACCGAACGCGGATCGTGTTCCCCCTATGTTTAGTTTGCATGTTGCGTAATACATCTCTGAAACCTTCAGATGGTTTTGTGATTCCAAGTTTAATTGGATCACCTATGGATGGCGTACCACATACTCCTGCCTCGAGATGTGGATTAGCTTCCAGAAATGCATCATATTCTGAAATTTTAAGAAAGTGAACTTCGACTTCTCTTGTATCTCGTTTTATAAAATTGTATGTAGGCAAACTACTTCTCCTTTAATTATTTATCTTGGTATTGGTTGAAATTGATGAAGTTCAGATTTTGCAGTCAGATAAGATTGACTTGCTTCTTGTATATCGTCAAAATAACCAAGATGAATACATTTTCCTTTAACTTTAATCATTGCCATCCATTTATTACTTGGTTTATTCCAATGAACTCCCCTATAACCGGATTTATTATTAGAATTTATTTTTCTATTTTGTCCGTTTTCTAATGTAGTTGCCTCACGTAAATTACCAATTCGATCATTAGATGGATTTCCATCCTTATGATCAATATCATTAATAGGCCAATAACCATAAGTCATTGCCCATATAACCCTATGAACTTTATAAGTTTTGGAATTAATACTAACAGTAATATACCCATCTTTATGCAAACAACCTGCAGTTTTACCTGCATATCTCGTATTCCATGTTTTATCAAGTCGTCCTATTTCTGGTCGACTTTTCCAAGTCAATATACCAGAAATAGGATTACATATTAATAACTCATGTAAAGTTTGGATATTACATGAGTTAGTACTCATTATCTTCAATATCCGCCCAGTCACTTCTACCTTGTTTATTTTTATTTTTCTTCTTTTTGTAATAATTGGCGTTTAATCTGGCTACTCGTTTATTTGCCTGATCATATCTATCATCACATGGTTCATAAATATCTTCTTCTTTAACTTCAACAGGTTTATAATTCTTCTTCATCTTTTTTACTCTGTTTTTCCCTTGGCTGGTGCTTCTGGAAGTAATCCAGGATATGCTTCATTTACTAATGCTGGAGTAATTCCCTTATACGGAATCTTCTTGTCCTTAGCTTCACAAAGAAGTAAAGCATCTGCTGGTGCAATAGATTCTAGCAGTTGAATGAAAAGCATTTCACGTTTCAGTGGTTTCAATGCATCATTGCCACCTGCACAGAAAAGATAAAGTCGCTTCCATTCTGTATGGAGCCTTCCTTCTTGGTCAAGGAACTCACAAGGCTTATATGGAGGAACACCTTCTGGAATTGCTGACTTAACGCCGGGATGGAAGGCAAGTTGCAGCACTGTGCGTAGAGCAGGATTATCATTCTTCTGAAGAAAAGCGATCTTATCTTTACGTGCGGTTAATTTACTTGTCTTATCTAGAATTTCTGCTACACCCAAAATCATTTCTCTTCCTTTATTGTTTAAAATCTTGTAAATTTTGCATATGTTGTTTGAGTGAATGTTCAAAGAAATAATTGAACAAATTCCCTGACTTTTTATTTTCCTGCTTATCAAATTCTTCTAATATTGAAAGTCTAATATGTTCCGGAGTATAATTGAGATCAATTAATTTTTCGTTAGTAAGATATCTTTCTAACATATGAGGATCACAAAAATCAATCGGATCTTGTTTTACCCATTCTTTTAATTTGACTGACATGACTGATTTTTGACGCTGGCCTATTGCTAGGCAATTTGCTGGTGAAAGAATGTTAGGAACTCCATCCCCACGATCACCTCTAATAATTTGTTCTTTCAAGAACAACTTTGCTTCTTTTACTGTTACAATTCTATCCATATTTTTCAACTTTCCATCCAATACAATTATTCAATAATTCCATATTATTTAATTTTGTTGTATGCGACTTCTTTATTGATGGTATTATTCCTTTATTTATCCATTTGAACATTTTATTAAAACCAAGTGAATGTTCTTTACAGAATTTTACAAGACCACCATTAATAAAATATTCTTCACCTTTAGGAGAAGTTATTTTTAGTTTATTTGCATGAACATTCTTTGAACCAGCAACAGCGTTAGAAGTAGCTTTCCTTTTATTTTCAATTTGTTCTTTTGTAAAATATTCTTCTATTTTCCTTCCTTTTCGTTTAAAGGAAGGATTTGTTTCACCAGTTGTATATGGGCCAATATTTCCACCATCTAAAACATTATAACCACACATTTCATTAGTAGCACTTAATACATCAATTAAGAATGGTTCGGC